TATAGAGGTATAAACATTTATCAATATGTTTAAACCCTGTAGCACCATATTCAATATATAACCTACAACATAGGTCATGATCATCCCCAGTCTTTAGATCAACGTTATGCCCACCCACTGCGTTATAAGCACCAGATCTCCACGCTCTAACATGGTCAGGTGCCCAGAACACGTAGCGCATCATATGAGCACTAACAGGCCAGGCCACCATCTCATTTAGCTGGTGATTATTATAAAAGAAAGGTCTAGATTCCCATCCAAATTCCTTACCAAACGTAGGACTTTCCCAAGTATCGTGCTGAAAGTTTGCACCATTTGAGTACACCATCGCCACTTTAGGGTCTTTAAACGCCTCAATAATATCTGCTAGTGCTGTTGGCATCAGAAGGTCGTCGGCATCTAATTCTACTAAAATATCACCTTGTGCTTGTGAGCAGGCAAAGTTCTTGAGACGCCCAATCTTATTGTGATTGGGGTCTTCATCGTCGCCTACTGTAAATTGCTTTACTTTAGGGTCATTAGCAATATGCTCAGGTACTGAGCCTCCATTGTTAAGAACTATTACCCATTCCCAATCTTTATGAGTTTGCTCAAGTAAAGAGTTGTAAGTATCATCTAAAAAAGGTACCGATTTGTGGTAAACTGGGGTTGTGATGGAAATCATAAATTATAGGTTTGATTAAAAGGTTCCGCCATCAAGTATATCTGAACCGGAATCTCCGGCTGGGTCTACCCATATTTGCTTAGCGAAAGGTGTTATTGGTGCTGTGGCAGAAATGTTATTAATGCCAATTTCTTGTGAGATAAAAGGTCTGCTACATTGTAATAAGTTTCCGTTCCAAGTCATACTAGCTGGGCCTCCTGTTGACCTATCAAACCTTAACTCAACGTCTACATCTGTACCATCTATATTTAAAACTAGGAAATCATCATTAAATTGTGTATGTCCTAAAGTACCTTGAATGTTTGATAGTATTGGAGCTCCAGAGCCAGCATTGTTTAACGAGCCGTCTGGATTAACAGTAATATTACTATTAATCCAATTGGCTTCTGGTATTACTGTTACGCCATCTACAGTAAGTACAGGTAGTATGGCTGATACAAACATAGCCTCAGTAGAAACGTCTCCGGCTAAATTTTTTGCTTTAATAGCAAACATATAGCTACCAGGAGTACCTGCAGAGGATTCAAAACTTGCTGTCAAAACTCCGTCATGTAAGGGTGTCATTGCATCCCAAGCAGGAACAGTTTCTGTATAAGGATAATAGTATCTTATTAATGCACCAGCTAGTTCCGGTGGTGGAGATATATTTTGATATTTAAAGTTAAAGAATCTTTTACCGTCTGAGTCAAATGTTATAGTAAACACATCATAATTAGCGGGGGCCTGAACTGTATAGGATATATTTGCAGTTCCAGTACTGTAACTTCCATACGTATCGTAGTGTTTTGCCCAAATATTTAAAATACCCGGTGGTTGTCTACCAAGAGCGTGAGATACGCCCTTTTTCGATGCTATAACAGAGCTGTTTTCCCAAGAGGTGCCTAGTCTTAGCTCAGTTAGTTTCCAATCAGAATCCTCATAAGCATCCCAAGTTATTAAATAACCAGGACTATCTGGTACAATGGCTAGATTAGTTACATCCGCAACACCAGAAATACTGTGTGTTTTTGTAACCCATGGTCCTCTAGCTCCATTATATGCGGCAACTCTAATATTTAGTACTGTAACTCTGCTAATTAAAATAGTCGTTGAGGAACTGTCTGTATCCCTTACCCGTTCCCAAATAACTCCACCATCGTAAGATATTTCTACATAGTATCCTAAAGCCCAGGCTACTGGTTGCCAGTATATAGTTAGAGATCTGCGTGTTCCGAAGTTCTCAATAATATTGAAGTCTCTAAGAATAGGGGCGTTAGTATACCCAGCTAATTGACTGGTCTGTAATACTGGAGTAATAACACCCTGATCTATAGTGTGTACATTACTATCTTCATTAATACATTCTATACTAACAGTAAACCCATTTTCAGGACGTACTGAAAGAACTCTAGCAGGCTGTCTCCAAGTCTCTGCCCAGCCGAAGGCATAGTGTGTACGCTCAGCATCTTGGCCTACATAAATATTAGGAGGAGTTTCAGCGAATACTACTTTGTTTAAAGTTACACCCTGAGTTACTGCATATGGGCCTTGTACACTACCATCACGGGCTCTTAACCCAATGTAGTGAGTACCGGTACTCCAGGTAAGGTCTTCACTTAAAGTAGCTATCTTATTAACTGAATCCCAAGCAACAATTTCGCCTGATTGCCCCCATCCTGGCATATCATGTTGAATGATAATCAAATCACCGAATGAAGGTATAAACCCTTCCATCTCAGTTTGAAACTTAATTAACTTACGACGGTATTTATTAGTAGCTGCTTGGTATAATCCTTCGCGCCAAGCCTGATCTCTACTGGTAACACCAAATAGTTCCACTTTTGCCGGTATTGAATTAGGTTTAGATATAGGATTTCCTTGTGGGTCTTTATTAACCCAGCAAGATAATGTGGCTGGCTGCCATCTAGTACTATCAAAATACTTAATATCGATTATTTCTGCCGTATCTTGATTAGGTATTAAGTAATCAATAGAGAGGCTATTTTTAATAATATTTCTAGAGCTAAACATAGCTACCGGAATGGTAGCTGCCTGATCTCGCATTACTCTTATAATACCACCCTGTAGGTAGGGCTTTGTTCGAACCGCACCGCAGATACGTGTAATAGCTTCCCAGAAACTTAAAAAGTTATCAAACCTACCATCAAAATAATCCCCTCGAAAAGTAGTGGTATTATGTAATGTTAAAAGTGCATTTAAGTCTAATTGAGCATCTGTTAACCCCACTTGTTTACATGCATAAGATAATGCCCATGCAGGGCTTCTAGTGGCTGTGTTAGCAGACCAAGCTGTTCCACTCCACACAGGTAACTTACGTGTAGCTACTACATTAACTTTTCTACTAGATTGCGCCGAAATGTTGTTTGTAGCACGTATTTTAATTGCAATTAAAGTAGTATCGTCATATGTTTTTAAGGCGCTTTGGGGGTGGAACCCTCTAACTCCTGCCCATACCACTGTATGACCAGAACGAGAGTTAGTATCTTTTACGTCTATACGACGTACTTTTATTTGGTACCTACCCAAAGTAAGATTATCAAAATTATTGGTCCATCTTTGTGGTGTATTTGTTGCAGCTGAATGTGTAATACCAGTGAATGCAGATCTTGTTCTGTATTGTGCACCCTGAATACTAGAGTAATTCCACCTGCCATCATCAACTGCTTGTTTATACTCAATTAAGTCTGTATTACTTGGTACTCCTTGAACGTATACTTGCTTATTGTAGGTGCCCTGATCATTATCGTATACTTGCCTAATATCCCAATAGGCTAGGGATGGGTTAGTATATGACATCCAATCACTCCACGGGGTATAATTTACTCCCGTGGTCATGTCTGTAGTAGACAAAATAGTGCCAGCGTCATTTATCCTTTGTAAGGTTACAGATACGAAGAATTCCTTAGCAGTTAAAGACCCATTGTCATTAGCATAAAATAGACCACTAGGAGCAACTAAGTCAACACCAATACGATTTATTGTACTAGCTTCAGCATTAATTATAAATGGACCTAATATCTCACTAAGCTTTGCACTACCACTGGTAGTAAGAGTTATTGTTCCTTGAACTGTAAACGTAGTATTAGTAGAACCAGAAATCCCCCCGGGGGATAGAATAGTATATTCTTTGGAGTTTGCATATTGACCACTAGTAAACTCAAGATATATAACTTTACCTGTGGTATACTCAGAAGTAATTTTTGGCACCGTTATTGTAATAATACTACCTGCCATACTATATGTTACAGCAATACAGGTTAATTCTTGACCGGATACCTCAGGGGCAACTGATACAGCTACAGGGAACTTATCAAAAGGCGTATTAGGTGGTATAATCCACGACTGTGCCTCATCAAAATTACTTAATAAAGCATCTTCAATTTTAATACCTTCTAAGTCATATTCCCCTCTACCAACACATAGAAGTTGATAGAGGTACTGTTCATTACCAGAATACTCAGTGTAAGGATTAGCAACAAGGTCTGGGTAACAGATCATGCGGCCAAAGTGTTCTGGTATCGCAGCCTCAAGTCTTGCTGCATTTCCCTGAGCCTGAACATTATATGTTGGGCTGGGTGCAGACATTGCCTGCTGCATCTGTGTGCTAGGTGGTTTAACCGGTACCAGAGCGTTGACTAGAGCCATACCTACTAATGAAACTCCGGCTTGTATGCCTCCTATAACCATTGCTGCATTAGCTGCTACATA